GTGTTCGGCAACGTCGACAGCTACGGCGACGTGATCCAGCCGGGCGCCTTCGCCGACAGCCTGGCCGCCTCGCACAAGTCCGGCACCTGGCCCGCGATGCTGCTGCAGCACGGCGGCTGGGGCATGGGCGCGGAGGACATGACACCCATCGGCATCTGGACCAGCCTGTCGGAAGACGGGCACGGCCTGAAGGTGTCCGGCAAGTTCGCCGACACGGCGCGCGGCCGCGAGGCGTACGCGCTGCTGAAGATGGACCCGCGGCCCGCGATCGACGGCCTTTCCATCGGCTACATCCCGAAAGAGTGGGCGCAGCGCAGCAAGCCGGAAGAACCGCGCCGCACCCTCAAGAAGGTCGACCTGCTGGAGGTCAGCCTCGTCACGTTCCCAGCCAACGGCAAGGCCCGCGTCAGCGCGGTCAAGTCGCTGGAGGAAATCGCATCGCTGGCAGATGCGGAAGCCTTCCTTCGAGAGGTCGGAGGGCTGAGCAAGAGCCAGGCGGTGGGGTTCATCGCACGCGTGAAGGCGGCAACTGGTCGGAGTGAGCCCGACGAGATGCAGGAACTTCTCGCATCACTGAAGCGTCGCGGTTCCGCGTTCGCGTAGCAGCACCAACATCAATCCGAACAGGCCGCCTCCGGGCGGCCTTTCTCATTTCCGAAAGGGAAATCGTGGACATCATCGAAATCAAGAAGGTCATCGACGACCAGGGTGAAGCCTTCGCGCAGTTCAAGAAGGCCAACGACGCGCTGATCCAGGCCAAGGCCGACGGCAAGGCGTTCGGCGATCTGGAGGCCAAGGTCGCCACGCTGAGCGCCGGGCTCGACAAGCTGAGCGAGCAGAAGGCCGCCATCGACGAACTGCTGCTGAAGGCTGCGCGCCCCGGCGGTCTGGGCGGCGACACCAAGGACGCCGAAGCCAAGGCGGCCGAGCTGAAGAGCTTCAACATCACCTTGCGCGCCGACTACCAGAGCAAGGGCCGCCCCTTCCCGGGCGACCTGACGCAGGACGCCTACGCGCAATACAAGAGCGGCTTCTTCAAGCTGATGTCCGGCCAGACCATCGACGCGCTGACCAGCGACGAGCGCAAGGCCATGAGCGCCGGCAGCGACCCGGATGGCGGCTACATGCTGCCCGCATCCACCACCGGCCGTACCGTTGCGATCATCCGCGAGCAGTCGATCATGCGGCAGATCTGCGACGTGCAGACCATCGCCACCGATAAGCTCGAAGGCATCACCGACAACGACGAGGCCAGCGCCGGCTGGGTGTCGGAACTCGGCACGCGCAGCGACTCCGCGACGCCGCAGGTCGGAAAGTACGAGCACCAGGTGCACGAGCTGTACGCCATGCCGAAGATCAGCCAGAAGCTGATCGACGACGCGGCGACGGACGTCGAGGGCTGGCTCGCATCGAAGGTCGCCGACAAGTTTGGCCGCGTCGAGGGCACCGCCTTCTGGCAGGGCACCGGCGTCGGCCAGCCTCGCGGCCTGGCCTCGTACACCACCGCAGCGACCGCTGATGGCAGCCGCTCGTGGGGGCAGTTCGAGCACGTCGTGACCGGTGCCAACGGCGCCTGGCACACCACGCAGTTCGACCCTCTGCACACACTGATGGGCGCGTTCAAGGATCACTTCCTGAACAACGCCCAGTTCGTGATGCGCCGCGCCGTGCGCACCGCGGCGCGTGCGCTGAAGGAGTCGACCACGAACCGCTACCTGTGGGAGCCGGGAATGCAGGTCGGCGCGCCCGAGCGGCTGATGGGCTACCCGGCACGGGTGGACGAATACATGCCGACTCTGGCCACTGGCTCGCTGTCGCTGGCCTTCGGCGACTTCCGCCAGGCGTACACGATCCTCGACCGGATCGGCATCCGCACCTTGCGCGACCCGTACACCGCCAAGCCCTACGTCGTGTTCTACAGCACGAAGCGCACTGGCGGCGGCGCCATGAACTACGAAGCCGTCAAGTTCCTGAAGTTCTCGACCTGATCGGCTGAGGCGCACGCAACACATCGAAAGGAACCAGATCATGAATCTCAACAAGGCAATCAAGATCACCCGAGCTGCCAACTCGTCGGCCGCCGCGCAGACCGAAGTCCTGACTTCGGTTCTGGACATGCAGGGCTACGACGGCGTGATGTTTGTCGCGCTGCTTGGCGACGTGACCGCGACCAGCGTGCTGACGCTGACCGCAAAGGGCAACACGGCGAGCAGCACCAGCTCGCCGTCGCCTGTCACGCAGATCGCCACCGCGGCATTCACGGCCGCGGCGTCCGATGCGGACAACAAGGCGCTGATCGTCGACGTCTACGATCCGGCGCTGCGCTACGTCTTTGCGTCGCTGACGCGGACTGTGGCCAACGCTGTCGTCGACGGGATCATTGCGATCCAGTACATGGCCGACCTGAAGCCGACCACGCACGACGCCACCGTGCTCGCCAGCGCGATCGGCCCCGGCCTCGCTTCCTGACCACGCCTGACCGAAACACCAAGAGCCGCCCACCCGGGCGGCTTTTTCGTTTCTGCCCGGGAGATCCACATGGACGGCCACATCTTCACCACGCGCGGCTGGTTGCCTGCCTCACAGGTAGACCTGCGCGAAACGGTCACGCACGACGACGACCACATCCGCCTGGTGCGCGTCGACAAGTTCGACAAGGCCGACGGCGCCTGGGTCGGCAACGACATCAACGGCCAGATCAAGGCGGGGCACGAGTTCGGCGCCATCGCTCAACCTCTCTAAAAGGACGGCACCATGGCCAACACTCAAGCCATCAGCGGCATCATGAAGCAGGTGGCCCTGGCTGCCGTCGTCGACGGCAAGACGTTGAAGGCCGCGCTGTACCTTGTCAGCGCGACGACGAACGGCTCCAACACCGTGTACACCTCGACTGGCGAGGTGTCCGGCACGAACTACACGGCCGGCGGCGTCAGCGTCACCAACGCGAACGCGGCGGGCCTGACGTCGACGACCGCCTACTGGACGCCATCCGCGTCGATCACCTTCACGACCGTGACGCTGTCGACCGCGTTCGACTGCGTGATGATCTACAGCACCACCGACTCGAACCGCAATCTCGGCACGTTCACGTTCGGCAGCCAGACCATCACCGCGGGCACGTTCACGCTGACGATGCCCACGAATGACAGCAGCACCGGCCTGATCCGGTTTGCGTGAGCCATGAAGCGCCTGCCGCACGCGATCTGGATCGCCTCGATCCTGCCCGGCACCGAGCTAGAGCAGACCGAGCCTGTGCGCCGCATCACGCGACTGCGTGATGTGTGGCAGACGCTCTACTTCCCGTTTCGCATCCGCAAGGGCGAGACATGAGTTTCGCGGTCGTCAACGGTCGCAGGCCGCGTGGCGTCGCGGAGCAGTTTGCAGAGCCGTCTGAGTTTGTCGCAGATGGCGTCTGGACGTGGTTCAGCGACCGCCGTGCGGTCTACCGCAACGGGGCGACCTACTGCATGTATGTGCGCGCCGATGGCGACGTGGCAATTGCCAAGCATGTGCACGCGACAGAGGCCACCACTGAATTCACGATCCACACGACGCTGCAGGTCAACGACCACAACAACGGTGGCATGTGCTTTCTGCCTGACGGCCGAATCATGGCGTGCTACTCCACGCACAACGACATGGGCGGCACGCGCTACCGCATCAGCACAAGCGCAGAGGACATCAGCGCATGGGGCTCGTCAGTGGCGCTGACGGTCACCACGCCGGCCACGTACAGCAACCCCTACTACTTGAGCCAGTCCGGCAAGGTCTACTTGCACTATCGCAGCGGTGCCGGCGGCGTTGGGACCAACCCGATCAACGTGCGCGCATTCGATGTCGACGCCGGAACCTGGGACGCCGAACGGACCTGGCTCGACAACACAGATACGCGGCCTTACGTCAAGTCGTGGGGCAACGGCGCCAACCGAATTGACCTGTTCTTCACCGACATGCACCCGAACCAGGGCAATTCGTCGGTCTACCACGCTTACATGCTGCTGGACGAAAGCGACGCCGAGGTCTTCTACAAGAGCGACGGCACGCTCATCGGCGCAGGGCCGATCACCCCAGCAGACGCAACACTTGTGCATACCGGCGGCGCCAATCGGTCCTGGGTGTGGGATCTGGTCGTCAAGGATGGCGTCATCCACGCGCTCTATTCGACGTTCCCAAACTCGACCACCGACCACCGGCTGAGGTACGCCAAATGCAGCGGCGGGTCGTGGTCCACGGCAGAGGTCTGCGCCATGGGCGGGCGGCTGTACTCCAGCGAGTCCTACTACTCGGGCGGCGGCGGACTGGACCCGCAGACCCCGACCCGCGTTTTTGCCAGCATCGAGCAGGGCGGCGGGTCGTGGGAGCTGAGCGAGTGGTCGACATC